ACTGCTCCCAATACCCGCAGGACAGATACATCACCGATTTGATCGTAGGCATAAATTCTGTTCGTTGAGTAATCGAGGAATTCATTCACGCACTTCTCGCTTACGCCCTGTTCCTGAACTCCTGCTGCAACAGCCGCCATCATCCGTGGGATGTAGTTCATCCTCATCTCGAAGGAGGCAAAGCCGACTTTGAATTGCTTGCTGGCCCACAGAAGTAATTGCAGAGCTATCGTGGATTTTTTATTGCCTGAAGCTCCCCCAAGGATTGAGATGTATTTGAGCGGTAGAGCTATGTCACCAGCACATTTCCCCCACGGCAGCGGGATCCCTGCAAGTTGATGCCCTTCCCTCATCTCTTTGATGATGTTCGCCCGGTAGTGAGCTAAGTCATTGATGTGGTCCGTTTGACTGGAGGCCATCGCCTTCGTTAGATCCCGGTCCGTGAAGTTAGCGACATGAATGGGATTCATAGGAAATACTCCTGACTAGAAGGGATCGCAGGAGAGGAAAAGTTACTTTCCCTGCGTCTTTCCCATGTTCTTACCGCTGCTTTCCAGTCCTTCATTTTGTTCTTTCCAACCATCCAATTTTTAGCTAAATAGAAATCAACAAAACTCTCTGGATCGACATGGTTTTTTCGCTCCAAGCAATATTCTTGAACTTCAGGAACCTCTGGGGGGATGAACTTTTTAAGTTTCCCCCCTATTGTTTTATTGTTATATTGTTTAGATGTGGTTACGGGCTGGTTACGAGCTGGTTGTTTGCTGGTTGTTTGCTGGTTATTAACTTGATACTCGTGGTAGTTAAGCACCGTGATCAGCGAGTATCGGCTGGTTGTTTGCTGGTTAATCATCCCCTCTGCTTTGAGCATCTCCAAGTACCTTCTCAGTTTCATCTCAGATATTTTTAATCGCTCTGACCAGACCTTGCGACCAAACACAACCTGGCCTCTTTCGACTGTAATTAGCCGCTTGTTAAACATGGTAGTCTTTGCTTCCCAGTTAGCTTGCAAGAGCAAAGCAACCCAAAATTTCAAGGCTTCTGGCTCGTCCCAAATCCAGTGCTTTTGCACAGATCGGTGCAGCGTGATGAAGCCCTCAGACATCTAATTTTTATCCTGAAAGACTGTTTCTAAACTTCCCAAACCTTCGGGAATCTGTTGAATTTCCCCGCCAGATTTCAAAAATTCTTGTGTGTCATTTTTTATTTTTCTGCGAATTTCCGATCCCGACATATTTGCGAAGGCGTTCTTCGGCTGCGGCGAAATCTTCTTGTTCTTGAATTCCGCAAGGCTGACTATTTTTTCGCCTTTCTCGGAAAAGCCACCCCACAGTTTTGTCAATTTCCAACCTCTCCCGCTCGTACCTAGTTCTTTTTTTGAAGTTGGCAGATTTCGTGAAAAATAACTGACCGACACCAATTCCGAGGCTGTCACAGATTTCTTTTATGGAGCATCCTGCGTAGCAATTGACTAGGAGTTTTGTCCCTGCGTCATTTTCTCTGACACTCAGAGATGGAGAGCCATCCGAATGAGAAGGACATTTGATCGTCCAGCCATTAGCTCCCTCAATCGGTTTTGCTCCAGTGACCCGGTGGATCAGTTCGACAAACTCATGCCCACGGTAATGTTCCGACACTTATTCTTTTCTCCACATCCAAAGAATAAAGCTGAACGCCAGATCGGTCACATTTTCCAGCCCTCGAAATCGTAAAAACCCTGGACCCATCTTTCGAGGTGCGAAGTGCTTCAGATACAGCGCCTTGCGATAAACCAAACATCGCGCCTATCGCAATTTGCGACAGTTCTTGCTCATATTTGAATTCTGCTAGGGGTGTTTTTTTGGGATGGGCTTTGACTTCAGCTTGCATTTTGCATCTCAGAAATTATATTAATTTATACTAATTTTCCTAATATGCCTCAGATAATGAAATTAATCAATTGAAATAGATTTTTTTTATTGGAGGAGTTTTAGTGCTTCAACAGACTGCTCAAGCCGTAGGTCAATATCGGCTAATTTTTTTGACAGACGCTCAATTTCAGATACCAGTTTAGCCCGGTCGGAGCGAATAAAGTCAATGAGTCCAAGATGATTTTTCGTTATGGGGCATTCTTTAGTTTTATCAGCAAGAAAGTCAATCGTAGTTCCCAGAGCTTCAGCGATGGCGTAGGCTTCGGCCAGTTTTGGCCCTCGATCCCCTTTCAGGACCCGTTTCACAACGCCGCAAGGCAAACTGCTATCAAGCGCAATTTGTTGATAGCTTAAATGCTTTCCGTTCGTTCGAGAGATTTTATTTTTTCGCCTAACTGACCTTTCTTGGAATTGTCTGTCTATATTTTGCTTAGCCATCAGTTTATATCTTTTTGTAATATTGGTTTTTTTTAATCATTTATTAATTGTTCTTATTCCATCCCTTTTTACTCTAAATATTGCAAAATGCAACATTTATGAGTGTGAATTGGGTCAATAACTAGATATTAATTTTTATACAGTTTGGTATTATTGGCTTCAGAGATTAATAAAAAGAATGTGGTTGCATTGCAGATATTAGCTGGTGTAATATTCGGAAATGCCTACGAGAGAAGAAAAGCAGGAATGTTTGCGCCTCAACAATCTTTACAAAAACAAGGTTGCGGGGCAAATTGCAAACAACCAGACACCAATTGACCAGGTGATGATAGGCGAGGCATTCGGATCGATAGAAGGCAAGACAGCTATAGATCAAAGTCGAGTAAGCCAAATTTTGACAGGATATAGCAAGATTACTGTCGAACGAGCCATCGTTTTTAGCACTATTATTGGTTGCGAGATCAAGGATTTTTCGCCTCGGATCGCCGCACTTCTCTCAGGTATCTCCGTTTCTAACAAACGGGAGAGGTTGATCGTAGTGGTTGAAGGCAGTAGCAAAGAAGTTTCCGAAGTAGCAAAGAAAATTGCTCAAGGTAAGAAACCTAAAATCAAAAATGATGTCAAGCGACTGGCTTATCCGGGCCATTGCTCACTTGAAACGAAGGCATTTTATGTCGATGGGCCGCAAATGGAACCGGCTCTAACTATTGGCTCATACGCTTTTGTTGATCCTCTGGAGGAGCTTGAAACGGGTGATTCAGTCGCAATAATAAGGAAGGATCGACTGACTTTTGCAAAATATATGGGAGCTGATTATTACGAATTTGCCAATCCCAAGTTTGCAGCGAAACCCTTTACGGTTTCACTCGACTGCGTTGTTGGCCCGGTGGTAGGAATTTTCATCAACAAGCGGTGATTTTTTTTACTCAAGCATATTAATAAAATTACGATACATTACTCGAATGAAAGAATATAAGCCTATGAAACTAATATTAATAATCTTGCTCCTGAGCCTGTATTTCACAGCAAGCGAGATGGAATATCAAAATTTAAGGGGGAATGAACATGTCAGAACTGATTAAGGGAATCGTTGATATACGGGGCAAAGACTATCGGACAGTTGCCTATCGAGTGAATGAGTTCCGTACCAACAAAGATTATGAAGGCTGGTGCATAAACACAGACATCATTCAGCAATCTGAAGTGGAAGTCACAATGAAATCAATCGTGACTGACCAGAACGGAGTTATCAGAGGAACCGGAATTGCTAATGAAGTGAAAGGGATCAACCCTATCAACAAAACCAGCCACATAGAGAATTGTGAGACATCTGCTATTGGCAGAGCTTTAGCCTCAATTGGCCTTGCTGGTGAGGAATATGCCTCCGCTGATGAATTAGTTAATGCCCTGCATCAGCAGGATGAGTTGGAGAAACCTGAAATAGTTCCTTCGGGTCGCCTTAACACGGACGAAGCTAGAGAGCATCTTTTTGATGCCGCTGGATACGTTCTAGGGGAAGATCCCACAGGAACGGTTGCTGACATAAAAGGCGCGATGAAGTTCTTGAAGAAAAAGTATGACGATCCTGTGATTAACAATGTTCAGGCTTTCGCAGATCAATTAATCAAAAAAATAGAAGCCATGTCGCAGGGAAAGGCCAATGACAAGGCAGCCTAATCCTCATCAACAAGACCCATCAAAGAACCCTGACAGGATTGGAGCAATAACAGTTTCGCCCGGTGGCGGCCTTCATGCAGCCATTCAGAAGAACTCTAAAGGTGGTTATAGCCAACGGTCCAGAAATTCGCTCACCGACACAAAACTTGGGGAGCAAATGACTGGAAAGCAGGAAAAAGTCTATCAAAACTGGGCAATGAAAGAAGGGGAAAGGAAAGAGCCTCTTTGCAAAGATGATGTTCAGGAAGCGACTGGGCGAATTATCCTTGACGTTCCATTCACTCTGCATAGAAAAATTGGTTATTTTGGGGCTTCGCCTGACGGAGTTTTTGAGGATGATCCTAGCGAATTGATAGAGATTAAATGCCCACTGCAAAAAACTTACGCGACCTTTCTTAGAACATTGGAAATCCCTGCGGAATATCAGACACAGATGATCGGCCAGGTTGCTTGTATGAAGCACCACGGAGCCAAATCAGTTTTGTTCGTGATGTATCACGAAGATTTTAATCCAACTTTTAAAGCTGTGCCGTTCAAAGTCACAGCCAAGCAGATCAAAGAATTAGAAAGCGAAGTCACCGTTTTAGTGGCTGAAATCATAGAAGCACGATTCACAGCGGAGAGTAATCAATGGCAGGAATAAACAAAGTAATACTCATTGGGAATGTAGGAACGGACCCAGAAAGCAAGCAGTTTGATTGGGGGCTTGTATGCAATGTTTCAGTCGCCACCTCCGAAACCTGGAAAGATAAAAATACAGGTGAGAAAAGAGAAAGTACTGAATGGCATCGAGTTGTGTTTAAGAATCGTCTGGCTGAGGTGGTTGATCAATATGTTAAGAAGGGATCAAAAATCTACATTGAGGGCAAGCTGACCACACGTTCCTGGGAGCAGAATGGCGAGAAACGCTACGCCACTGAGGTTGCGGGATTCGAAATGCAAATGCTTGATAGTAAGGGTGGTGAGCCAGCATCAGCTCCAAAGCCGAAGAAGGCTGCAACATTTGATATTGATCCCAACGAATTACCATTCAATTAATTGCTTGTCGGCAGGAGATCCGGGGCTTCAGTCGTATTCCCACTGGGCGACCACGCTCCAGTAAAATAAAAAGAGATTCGATGCTGTATCACCCTGATAAAAAATCGAATCATCCCCGGAAACTTAACAATTTTAGGTGATAGAAATAAAGAATGCATTACCCACAAAAACAGTATCCAAGTCAGCATTGGTTCAAGCGGTATATTCATTACAATCCGCATACTGGCGAATTTACTCGCATTCAAAAAACTAGTCCCAGGGTGCAGTTAGGGAAGATAAAAAGCAGTAAAAACCCCCACTCAGTAAGCATAAGAATTAACAGTGAGTGGTATCAGTTAAACAGAATTGCGTGGATTTACATGACCGGAGAGCAACCAAAAAATAGGATAAAACACATAAACGACAAGGTAGAAGATTACAAATGGAACAATCTTACGCTGGAAGCAAGAGCAGGATTAGTTCGTAAAAGAGGCAACGGGTGGAACGGCTATTTTTATGACAAAGAACAAAAACAACACAATGCTGGAACATACGACACTGAAGAAGAAGCACTAATATCTGCCCAAGCTGCCTTTATGTTACATAAATTAGAAAAAAATGAATGAAGATCAAAAAACAGATAAAGCAAGGAGGTTGGATATTTTGGATGCTCAGGCAAATCTATCTCCGTGGGTTGGGTTTATGCCATTTACTTGCATTTGTCCCTGCGGCTTTGATTTTGTTGACTATCCGAAAGCCTATAAAGAATTGATTACGGGATGTCCAAGCTGTAATCGTAGCTTTTGCGAGTAATGGCATATCGCAACCTTTATTTACAGTTGAATAACCTTAGAAGGATTCAGGGCAAGAAACTGGCGAAAAAGATTAAGAAGCAGAAAATGACGCTCGGTAATGATCGGCTAAAAGCTAGGGTCATGCTCGTCAACACTCGCAATAGGATTATTAAAAGGTCGCTGCAATGACCTGGATATTAATAATCATTATTGGAGGCGTAGAAATTAAAAGCACTTGTGAGCTATCGCTCTGCTTTGAAACATTCGAGAAGTGTTTTATTCATCAGCAGAGGGTCAGTAGTTCACCGGATATTTCAGCTAAATGTGTGATTGATGAATGATTGAGATAAATTTTAACAAAGAGGAGTTGGATGCTTGTCGGAAGGGTGCAAATCTGCGTTATCAGTTTGCTAGAAATTCAGACTTAGGCCGTGGGTTATATTTGACAGCCCCCGAAAAGGCCGAAGGGTCGAACCCCGACTATTTAGGTATCCGGGGAGAATTAGCAGTCGCCAAAGCATTTAATTTGCATTTCGATGTATTTAGGGGGATGGGCGTGGATAATGGCTTCGATTTCTTTTGGAATGAAATCTCCATCGATGTCAAAGCCACCGATTATCTTGGCGGGAGGTTAATGTTTAATTCAGTCGATAAATTTAAATCTGATCTGGCAGTGCTAACAATTGAAGTTGAGGAAGGCTTGTTTCGAGTGCCTGGGTGGATCAAGAGGGAAGATTTTGTAAAGAATAGCGGTCCCTTTTTGAACGGAGTTGCTGTCACGCAGGAATATTTGAATCCCCCACAAGAACTGTGGGAAATTATGACCAATAAAAAAAATCAGAAATATGAAAGGTAGTCGATGTTATTAACTAGAGAAGAAATTAAGCAACTTACTGGCTACACAGCAACACGGGAGCAATCTGAGTGGCTTACTAAGAACAGAATCTTGCACTTTGTAAATCGTCATAATAAAGTGCAAATCACCTGGGAATCAGTAGATCATCCAGTTAAAAAAATACAGGAGCCAGATTTCAGTCATGTCAGGTAAAAAAACAAAAGATAAATGGTTGCCAGCTAGGGTTTATAAAAGAAGCAATGGCACTTACGAATATCACCCCACTACTGGCGGTTCAGTAAAAATTGCTGACGCTAATGCCTCACAGATTGAAGTCTTAGATGCTTATGAGCAGATCATGGGTGAAGATGGAACCCTCGGCAACCTGTGGGCGATGTACAAACAGTCTGAGCGATGGATTAATCTCAAACCAAAGACTAAAGAAGATTATTTGGGTGCTTGGGATCAACTGAATAAGACTTTTGGCAAACTTCTCCCAAGAGATATTAAGTCCTACCATGTCAGAAAATACATGGATATAAGAACCGCCAGGACCAGAGCAAACCGCGAGAGAATATTGTTAAAGAATATTTTGCGTTATGGCATCGAATATAATTGGCTTGAGACTAATCCCTGCGATGTTGTTAAACCTTTCAAAGAGACACCCCGCGATAGGTATGTCACAGATGAAGAGTATCAAAGACAGTATGAGAGGGTTTCTGAGGTCCTACAGGTCTTTATGGAGTTATGCTATATCTGTGGAGCAAGAGGCCAGGATATACGCATATTGAAGCTCTCAGACCTTCAGGAAGAAGGTTTGTTAGTTGTTCAGCAAAAGACGGGCAAGAAGCAGTTAAAGATGTGGAATTTGAGGCTGAGAGCTGCGGTGGATCGAGCTTTGGAGATTAGAAAAGCGCGTTTGGAGAAATGTGGTCACGAATCCATGTTTCTGATCGTAACTAAAACTGGCGGTCCCTACTCTTCTGACGGGCTAAAAGCCAACTGGCAGAAATCAAAATATGAGGGGATGGATTGGACATTTCACGACTTGAAGGCAAAAGCGATTTCAGACTTTGAGGGTGACAAGCAGGAGTTTAGTGGTCATAAATCAAGGCTTCAAATGGAGAAGTACAACAGGACCGCAGACAAGGTTACAGTGATCGATTTCGGGTCTGTGAAATGATGTTAGCATTATGTTAGCATTTCACGATTTTGAGCTTTAACAACAGACCCTAACTCATTGATTTAATTGGGGTGACTGACGGGGTTCGAACCCGCGACCACCGGAGTCACAGTATCTCGGTAAAACTTTATATATCAGTTACTTACAGAAAAAATGCTAACATAAAGCTAAACCTATAGACAGATTATACCCAACCTATAGGCAATACTAACCCATTACTGATTCTGGATCGCCCCGCTTCGTCTGTCACGTTCTTCCGTGAAAGGTTCAACCAGGAGAGTCTCAGTTGAGGCTGCTTTACTTCCTGCTCCTCTGATTAGATACCGGACTGCTGTTGAAATAGTTTCTTCTGCGGCTTTTGCTCCTTCTGCATTTTTAGGCGTTCTATAAAGAGCTTTAAATATCTCTTCATCTAACACCGCCATTTTTATTAGTTCCTGACTTGGATTTTCAATTCCACCCTTTACCATCTCTTGAAGCCAGCCCGAAATAACTGAGGCAGTCTGTAAAGAGCCTCCCATAGATGCCCCGCTAATTGGGCCACCACCGATTCTTGCACCACTAATTCTTGCCGCTACACTTAATAGCTTACTCGCCAAGTCTTGCTGAATATCTTCTACTGATTTAGGCGCATCTCTATATAACTGCATTCTTCTTGCACTTGCGCTTATTTGCTCTAAACGTCTTTGCTGTGGAGCATCAAATACCATTGGAATAAGAGCCTCTACTGACGGCTTCCTCATTGTCTCTGCTAAAACATTATAATTAACAAAGCGATTACCCCCGGTAGACGCAAATGAACTTCCCGATGTTGCTTGACTCAAGAGATAGTCTGAAAAACTTTGCTGTAGCCCCTGCGTTGCAGCGCCACTTGCATCCTCTCTAGTCAGCTTTAAGATTTCAGCCATTGACCTTGTAGGATTAGAACTATTTAACACTTCCGCTATAGCGCGAATGGGTTCTTTTTTGATGAATATGGTTGTAGCTGCTAACAAAGGATCAAAGTCTCTCTTTAATACTGCTTCTTTTAATCGACCAATATCGCTTGTTTCGACAGCCTGAGTAACCTCATTACGGAGGGCGGGCATTCTATCCAGTAAACGCTCATTTACTTTTAGAAAATTCTCTGCCGCAGGAAGGTCAAAGTTGCCCTGGTTAAACAGACTAAATTTAAGGTAATCACTCAGAGCTGTTTCAACCGCAGGGTCATTCCCAACAGCCGCCATTAACTCATCATAATTTCCACGGTTCTTTGATGGACCTGAAAAGAGGTGGTCTAGTACCTCAGTATCTCTAATTACCCTGGCTCCAGTTGCATCTCTAGCAAATAATCCAGCAATAGCGGGGTTTCTGAATTGTTCGTTGAGATTTTTACTAAATAACACCGCATCTTGCATTGTGGCTAAAATCTCATCCCCTGGACCATCCGCTGACCCAACTAGCCCCTCTATAGATGCCGAAAGATCGTCATTAAGTTTTGTAGCGAGATCATTCGCTATCCGAGCCAGGTTGTAATTAGTTTCACCAAATGCAGAGGTCGCATTTCTCGCCTCTCGCCTTAGCTGGCTAATTACATCTCTTGCTTGCTCGATTGTGACTGTCTGTCCGATTCTTGGCTGGCCTTTTAGCTTACCAAACCTGATTTTCTCTAACCAACTGGCAGTAATTGGCGTATCTGTTTGGCGCGTTACGTTGGTCATACCGCTTTTAAGTTTTTGCCATAACTTTGCAAAGCTATCAGTGTTGAATTTTATGTCAGAGGGAATGTCTTTCCATTTTGCGGTTTCTGTTTGTCTGGCACTCTTCAATGCTCTATCTAAAGACGATCTGGCGATTAAATTGGCTTGCAATTCATCACCAGCCGTTACTGCATTGCGAGACAAGCGACTATTAATGTCATGCGCCACATCTTCCATGCTTGCATCAAATAACGCCTTATAATATTCGTCCTTTACTTCCATGTGCTGCCGCAAAGAGGCCGTATCACCAAAGTCAAACCCCTGAGTAATAATATCGTTTAATTCTTGTAGTCGCTGTGTTGTTCCTAAACTAAGCGCATCCTCCGTAGCAGCAGCCATAACATCCTTTTCTAGCTGCAATAAACCAGCATTGCCCGACCGGGTAGCAAAGCTCATTTGATCTACCGCGCCAGGTAAAAATTCTCCGCTTTCTGTTAGTGTTTGAATATCTGATTCGTCAATGATTCGCTTCGCGTCTGGCACTGCTATTCCCTGCCTTTCAAACCGCTCTCTTGCTCTGGTCCGGGCATGAAATGGAGATGTTTTTCGTCTAAAATTCGCCCACTTATCTACCACGAACCGACCAAACTGAACCGAAGGCGCTAAACTTAATGCTCCTTTTACAATTCCTCGACTTGCTTGTGCTGTCATATCAGTAGCCAGCCCACCACCAAGCTCTGCAACAAATTGAGCAATGCCGCTGTCTGGAAAGTTTTGAACGGCATAGTGACCAGCAGTGCCAGCACCCAATCCCATCGCTCCTTCCGTTAAAGCTGTTCCGGTTATTCCCCTGGCTTTGTAGCTATTACCGATAGCCTGAATTATATTATTTGCTATTTTTATGCCTTTATTAGCGGTTTCTAGTGCTTTAGGGACATATGTAGCACCCTTGCCTATTGTTATTCCCCCAAGAATTGACTCTCCGATCATATGGCCTTGACGATACCAAACACTCGAATTTTCATCAGGCGCTTTTCCATAAAAAGGAACGATACCAGCACCAAGAGCAGTCATGAAGCCGGGTTCAGCACCAGGAACCTCTGGTCTTGGCTCGGACCTACGATCTGGCGCAGGAATCCTCTCAAGAAGTTTTTCTCTTTCGCTTTTTTCACCATTTGCCATAGGTATTACCTTTAAAGCCGTCTTTCAAGGGCATCTTTTATATCTTGACTCAGGGCCGTATAAGCATCATCTGGCATTGCCGCTATAGATTCTCGCAGTTCATCCTCAGTAGCTAATTGAACCGTTTCCACACTTAACTCAGATGGGGCAATAATTTTATCATCTAGCCCGATTTCCTGTATTGCTTTATCAAGACGGGATAATATGTCAATTTGCTGCTCTCGACCTGCCGGGGAAGATGTTGGTATCCCCTCAATCCTCAGTCTTTCCCTCTTCATACGATGATGTTGGGTTCTAAGTTTTGTCAAATACAAATCTGGGTTGTCAAAGGCTTTTGATTCTAGTCCAATTTCTCTATCAATCATCTCCACAAGGCTCGTTGATAGCCTTGCCGCTCCTATTTCATACCTGGCCGCTGCTCGTAGCCCGGTCATAATTGTGTTTACAGTGTTTTGAGCTTCCTGCCTTCTCAGGTCAATCCATCCCGGTTCAACCTGTCCGTATAATTTTTGACCTTCCCTTTGAAACCAGTTTCTCAATCCAGGCACAAACTCATGTTGAGCGTATAAAGTTCTTTCTTCCGCTATATCGTAATTAGTTACTTCATATGCGGCAGGGGGTATAGTCATAACCATATCCTCTTCAGTTAAATCTGTATTTCCAGCCTGTCTAGCTAGTATATTAACCATATTCGGCATTATAACCGTTCCGTCTGCCTGTACCGTTGGCTCGAAAAGTTTCTGCTCTATCATTAAGTTCATATTTTCAGCCTGAACTCTAGTGAGCTTCCCTTCTACCATTAAGTGATTAACGAACCTTTCTGTATCTTGTTTTTTTCGGTTTGTAGATAAAGCACTCAACATCGTATTTACATCGGCGCTAGGCGCATTGGTCGCTGCCGCTCCCTGAAACACGGATTGAATTTCTGAATTATCTGCAAATTCCGCCGCCATTCGTTGATAGAAATTTGGTCTATTTTCTGCGCTGCCTTTTTCAGCTAAATACTCAGCTACCTTCTGATCCAAAACCCCTTCTTTATATTCCATTTCTCGGACATCTAAACCTTCTTCAACCTCCGAGGCTCTCTTATCTTCCGTAAATTGGTCTTTCTGAAACTGAAATTTCTGCGCTTCAAATTCTCTTTGATCCGCTTCTATATTCTTCTGGTCAAACATTTGTTTCAGTGCTTGCGCTCTGCCTGGATCGACTTGCGATACCATCGTTAACACCTGATTTTGTCCGGGGATAGTACTTGTATCAATTCCACGCAACTGCTCTGCTAATCCCTCTCCTTGCGTCTGAAAGGCTCTACCACCCATGTCCCTCGCGCCACGCCGAAAATTCTCAGTGATACCTGGAATGCTGCCAGCAATACCGCCAGCAAGCACAGAGAATGGATGCCCAGATTGGTCGTAACGGTTTCGGATTTGTTGGCTAAGTTCATCCACTTGCCTTCGTCTTTTCAAAGGAGTGTCAATGATGTCATCGAATGCCAACTCTATATCTTCTATTCGCGCCATGATTTTTTATCCTCTAGCCCATCATGCTAAATTTGCCAAAAAGATCGCCCCAGGAATTAATTCCCGTTAAATCGGCCATTTTGTTGCCGACTGCGCTTGCCCCAACATTGCCTTTAGCCGCTTGCTCATTCATCAACAAACCAAAGATGCTGTTTAGAGCTTCTCTCTGTATATCAGCCGACATCTGCTCAGTTCCAAGATCATATGTAAGTTCTTGTCCCGCTAGGTCACGACCGTAACCGCCAAGCTGTTGCCCTGCTGTGGTAGCCATGTTCGCTAAATTCAAGGAAGGCTGCATCATTCCAACTAACTCCGACCCAGGCTGGTACGAAGATTCGAGGAATCTTGTTGCTAAGTCGCCGCCAACTTCTTTCTCTTGGATTTGCTGTTGAAGTGCAGAAAGTATCTGATCACTAGCGAGAGCCTGATCCTCACGGGCTTCGCCGATTCCCATCTGCCTTCTATCAGAAATATTTGCCGCATCCGTTCTGGCTTGCTGCATTGCCAGGAGTTGATCTTGTGCCGTTTGTTCAGCTATGGCCTGTTCTCGCGCAAATTGCTCAGGGCTACCGCCGTAAGCTGCTGTCTGAAGGCCAGTTCTTCCCTGCGAAAATAGCTTTTCATCGAGAGCAAGTTGATCTCTCAATTGCTGTGGTTGACGCATGGCTTGAAGTTGGTTAAATAAAGCATTCTCTGAAGTTGCGAGATTTGTCGCATCAAAAGGGTCGGTCAGTGATTGGTTTGATCCTATGTAGTTTTGCAGCGATCTATCTCGATAATTCTGCCCTGCTGCGTCACGACCACCAACTTGAAGCATTTCTAGCAATGCGTCTTGCTCCGACCGCATATTATCTTCAAAAATCGGATTACCAGCAGCATCAAGCATTGGCTGACCATCTGGCCCAATTTTCGGAGAGCCATAGCCACCTCTGCCAAGAACGGCATCAACGAGACTACTGCCGCCTGTTCTAAGGCTATTTTCAAGAGCTGTTTGATCTGCATTCAGATTAAAGCCTGTACCACCACTAGGGTTAGTAACGACATTCCCAAGATTGGAAGTTACAGAAAAGGGAGTGAATTTAGTGTCGGCCTTTATGGTGTCGTAAAAACTCCCAGGTGGCATACCAATTCTGGTAACTGCCTTGTCAGAAAGGTCCGACAGCCTGTTAGTGGCCTGTTTGGAGGCAGCTAATTGACCAGCAGCACCCATCATGTTTCTCAGTCCAGAACTCTTATCGCTGTTGAACCAGTCCCAGGCATTACCCGCCGTTTCACCCCAATTAATAGCCATTAGAACGTCCCTCCATCAATAGTCGTAGCTCCCGAAAAGGTTCCACTAACGCTCAGGTTTACGCAGGAGAGAGTCCCGGTTGCTGTACCATCAGCAGCATCCAGCTTTGAATTAACCGCTGTCTGGATAGCTGTAAATTCTGTTGTGAATTCAACCCCGTTCAAAACCTTGAGCGGATTTCCACTAGGTAAGGAGTTCTTCGAGGTAAAATTGGTGACGGGAGTGTAGTTGCTCATTTTATATAACCCTTCCGATCAGAGAGTGAATATTCAATTCTTGGAAAGCGATCTCTGTGCCGTCAACAGTGGTTGTTAATCCAACTGAAACCGAACTACCGCTACCGCCTGTATTCACCTTTTCTTTGTTGATTAATGTAAAAGACGATTCATATTCTGCCGCTGCTGTATTGTATTCGGAGATGTTGTATTGCCCTGCGCTAAAAGCTGAAAGCGTATAGGCTTGCTTCTGATAATCACCGCTATAATCGTAGGCCCAGTTAAGAACTACCGTAGCACCAGCGCCAGCAAATGTCGTTACGTTGACTCCCTTCAGGAATTTCAGCCTGGAAGAATCCCCAAATGCCAGCGGATGTGAAAAATACTGCAAATCATAGCTCGCAGCATTGTCTTTATAAGTGTCATATTTCCCAATTCCGGTCGCTACACCGATATAAAGTTCATCTGCATCTGTGACCGTAAAACATAACGGATTCATAGCCGTCCAGGTTGTTGCCCGGTAACTGCCATTCTGTAGCGGGTATCTGGTGTCGAAGCAATAAACCACTCCGACACTTGGGAAGTTGATTAACAGAAACGCATTTTGAGGGTCATAAATTGTTTTAATAATCCCCGTTTCTGCCTGAACTCTGGTTTTTATATCGCTGTTTACGTTTTTGGAAATGTCACCGAGAGGGCTGCTCTTTTCTTGAACTGTTCGAGCTAA